ACTGCGGTGGGGACGGTCCTCTGGTTCCTGGTAAAGATGATGATTGATGACTTCAAGCGGTCCGTAAGCGGTGTCGGGAGCAAGCTGGACAGCACCATTGCCAGGTTTGACGAGCGGGTCACCAAGCTGGAGGACAAGCAGGAGGCGGACATCAAGGCGGTACAGAAGGAGCTGAGCTCCATCAAGGGGGATTTTGCCACGACCTTCGTGCTGCGGGAGGATTTCTTCCGGAGCATGAACGGGGTGGAGGACAAGATGCGGTCCATGGACAGCAAGCTGGACCGGTTACTGGTAAGACAGGGAGGCAAAACGGATGGATGATAGGGAGCTGGCTGAAATCCAGCACAACAAGGCAGTCAGGGGCTATATCATACGGTCCCTGGTAAAGGGATATAACAACACGGCGCTGACCAGGCAGCTGTCCAACTCCATGATAGCGGCGGGATTAATCGTATCCCCGGACATCACCAAATACCTGGACTACCTGAAGGACGCCGGATACATTGAGTTCACGAACCTGAAGGTGACCGCCTACAACGCATACGCCAAGGACGCCGTGATACGGCTGACCAAGGCCGGTGTGGACCTGGCGGAGGGCACCATAGAGGACGCGGGAGTGGATGTCTGATGGGAAGGACGAGGAAGAAGAACCGCATATCCTCCAAGATTGACGAACTGCCGTCTGAAATCAAAGGACAGGTAGACGTGATGCTTTCCGATACATCCAACAGCTACCAGGACGTCAGCGGCTGGCTGAAGGAAAAGGGCTATGAAATCAGCAAAAGCAGCGTGGGGCGGTATGCGGTCCGGAGTAACACGGCCGCCCAGCGCTTACTGGAGGCCCAGTCCCGGACCGAGGCCCTGGTAAATGTGGTCCGAAAGAACCCGGATGCGGATTATACCGAGGCGGGCCTGATGCTGATGATGGATGGTCTGATTAACCGCCTGGCAACAGCGGAGGATGAGTTTGACTACCTGCCATTAGACAAGGTGGGACGGCTGATTGCATCCCTGAGCCGGACCAAGGTCTATAAGGATAAGGTCCGCCAGGACATGAAGGATAAGGCGGACCTGGCCTTTAAGGAAATGGAGGAGGAAATCATGAAGACCATCAAGTCAGACCCGGAGCTGAAGGTAAGACTGAAGGAAATCCTGACCCGTGCAAAGGAGCTGATGCTGCATGATTGATATCAACGAATACCTGGAGCGCCTAGACGAAGAGGAAGGCCGGGAGGAACAGGAACGGGAAGCCTATCAGCGGGAGCTGTTTGAGGCCTATGTCCTGCGCCGGACGGACCATGAGCCAGAGCGCCGGGAACTGATGCGGTTGTACCAGGACGGGCATCCCCTGACGGGTCCGAGAGGGCTCAGAAAGCGCCTGGCGGCCATCGACCTGGGATATTTTGGGCGGGCCTATTTAAAACACTACTTTGTCCGCAAATCCCCAGCCTTCCATGAAGAACTGGACACAGTCTGGACCAAGGGTGTGCTGAAGGGGCGCAATCCATACCAGGAAGCAGCCGTCATCTCGCGGCTGGACGGGAGCCGGAAAGGGGTGGCAGCGCCCGGAGGGCCACCAAA